GCAGCTACAGCTTTAATCACTGCAAAGTTGAAAACTGGTTGCTCAGTTGTTGTACCAACAAGTGAAAAGAATGAAACTCGGAAACTACCTGCTGCCACTGCGGTAATGGCTATTTCATATAAATCAGTGCCTGATTTTTGATTGATAATAATTACATCGGTTGCGGCAACTGTGCTATTTGTAACTGTAAAAGATGCAAGAGTAGGTGATCCTGCTGCACTCACCAAAGTGATAGACCCGGTTGTTTTGTCCAGCGTCACGCCTGTAGTGCGGCTGGTTATTTGAGTTACAGCACCACCAGCGCCAGTTGCATACCCTACGCCTGCCGTGCCAGAGGATGTGACTGCACCAGTTGCTGCCAAGCTAGTCCCGGTGGCTGCACCGATTACAGGTGTGACCATGACCATGCTAGTGCTGGTACAGGCGCTGATGTTGCCACTGGCAACCGTCCCCAAAACTGGCGTTACCAATGCAGGGCTGGTAAACAGCAAGGTCTTGCTGATGCTCTTGGTTGTGCCAGCTTGGACAAACGGAACAATGTCAGCAGCGTTGATGACGGTAGCAACGGGCAAACCAGAAATGGCAACGGTAGTCATGATTAAAAATTCCCCGCGTAAATGTTATATCGTTGACGATTAGCGACTATGCCGTAGGGCATTGCCATTACATCGTCAGGGTTGTTGATGCGCTTGATGTTGCGCTTGGAGGTCATAGCAATGCGAGAAACTTGGGGGCTTGGCTCAACGCCAAACTCAGCGGCAATCTCACAGGCTAGGTTGAACCTAAAGGCTCGCAGGTAGCCTGGTGGGAAGGACAGCGTAGTCGCCAGTACCGCTGGCTGCGTCAATTCTTCCACCGACACGATGTGCCATTGCAGCGGCGCAGTAGGCACAGGGTACACCGTCATCGTAATGTCGGGGTAGCCCATGTTGACGTACAGCACCTGTGGGTAGGTGCTGGTTGTGTTCTTGACAGCAATGCCGTTGTACTGCTGCTCGTTGATTATTTTGATGCCATACGAAGTACCGTTTGAGGTATCTTTAAAGTAGGTGGCATCGTCAACCAAAACAGGTCGGTTGCCAACAAAATTACCTGTTGGCCCTAACGTGCGTGTAGCTTGATTTACAGGCCAAGTGAACACTTGGTCTTGCGTTGTGAACACCGACAAACGCTCAGTGTTCCATGAGTCAATCATCTGATTCATCGCTGACAGTGCGTCAGCAGACGTAGCGGCTGAAGGTGTCTCAGCCTCTGCCAACATCCCAATCAGGCGTAACGCCCCGTTTATCTGGTCGCCAGCAGATGTGGTCATACCTATGCTCCTACGTCAACAACCTCAACTCGGGGCGGCCTGCCACGGGGACGTTTCATTTCGTTCACCGTGACAGGCTCTTCATCTACATCAAACCTCACCCAGCCGTTCTTTTCGTCATAAACGGCCTCTGCTTCCATGCAAGCGACTTTCGTCCCATGCACGGGGTGACGTAGGTAGATGACTGCCATTTAGCTGATCCGATACACGTTGTAGGTGGCAGTACCGGTTTTGTAGAACAGCAACTCGCCAGCACCGCAAGGCGAAGTAGACGCCACCGCAGTGATTGCAAAAGTCATCGTTCCAACCAGAGTAATACCAGTTCCTGCCACGATTGTCACAACACCGCTGGATGTACCAAGGTTCACAATTGCCAACCGGAAACTAGACCCAACCTTTGCGTTGGTAAGTGTTGCATCAAGCAACGCTCCGGTAGGCAAGGTGTAGCTAACTGCGCCCGTTCCAGCGGTTGCAACCAGCACAGTGTTTGTGACTTGCGCCACGCTCAATGTTGCGGTTGTAGTTGCTGCTTGGGGCGTGATTGACGTAATGTCAATTTCACTAAGATTGCCGTCACCAAATTGGTAACCGCCGCCGACTGATGGGAGTGCCATGATAATTTCCTTTCAAATGAGTTAAATCAACCCCACAGACGGCAAGCCATCGGAGGACGAATAGTGCTGAAACCGTACAGTACGTCAATACGGCAAGGCATACGGTCGTTGTTGATGTCGTAATCACGGATGATACGCAAACTGATACCGTTATGAACCGCACGCGCAGCCATATCTACCCCGGTTGGCAAGACCAAATCTGCCGTAGCAAATGTGATTGCGTCCTTGTGGTAAATCAGGTTTTGCGGATAGGCAGTAGATGCTGTACCAACAAAGGTCACGGCAGCGTTGTCAGCGGGGAAGCTGTCAACGGTAGCCAGGGCGTTTGTGCTGGTATAGATTGCCGGGCTGATTGCCATGTTTGCCAAAGCATTACCGGCGCCAGTTTGTGCGGCGGTTACAACGAATTGCTGTAGCGAACCAGTTGACTCACGGGTCTGTGGGTTAACTGCAAACACGCCTGCAATCGTAAACACATCACCAGCAGTCACTGTGTCAGTCGCACCAGTAAGGCCGTCAATGCTGATAGTCGATTGGCCTTGGGTGCTAACAGCACCGTTAACCAAAATCGTACCGGCACGGGAACCAGTGGTGTGAACCTTGATGGATTGGCTCATGTTGATTTCGTCAAACCCAAGCACACCAGTACCCATCATGCCGTTCTTAAACTGCTTGCTAATGGTGTCGGTGGGGTTGAAGAAACCAGACAGGCCGTTGACCAAACCAGCGTTAGCAGCAGGGTTGACGGTAGCGTAGCGTGGAGCCATACCAGCAGCCGATTCGTTGAGTTTCTGCTGCGCTTGCAACAGAACCAAAGCGGTAGCGGGAGAAGTGCCAGGAGTGCCAACGGTATTGAAAATGGTTTTGTAGGCATTAGCAACGTCAGCGTCAATGCTGGAGGCCAACTGAGAGATGCGGGGCTTGAGAACCCGCTCTGCAAAGTCATCCAACTGCAAAGTCAACTCAGCGGTAGTGAAGTTCACACCGATGTGCTTCTGACTTGCCACGGTCAGGGTGGTGCTTTGCTCGGCATCGTCCTGCACTTGCAGGGCTGCACCGTCAGTCACCAGAGCGCGATCAGGCAGGCGAATACGCAGAGTAGAGCCGATTTTTGCACCGCTAACAGCAAAGCTGTCATCGTACTGTCGGTTTACGTTGCGGGTGATTACCAGGTTGTTCTCAAGAATCTCAAGAGCCTTCCGAGTAATCATGTCAATGGTAAGAATACTGTTAGCCACGATTTTTCCTTAGAAAATAAATTAAAACTTTCGCGCCTGCAACGCTTTCATCTGTCGCGCTCTGTCGGCCTCAATCCACTGGCTGGTACTCATGGTCTTGATAGACCGTGGGTCAGTTGTGTCAAAAGACCCAGAACCCACCCCACGGGCGGTAACTGGTGAAATCGGTTCAGGCGCACCAGAAGTGCGCTTTTGGACGGGGTTCTCGGCTAACCTAGCCTCAAGCCGTCCAATCTCTTTGGCCTGCAAAATAGGCGCTAGTCGAGAAATACGATCCGCTTCTTTCGGATTGGAGCCAAGGTGATAAACCAAGTCAGGCCCAATGTCCGACGATTGAATCGTCTGTGCCATCACGGTCGTAATCTTCAGGCTGGGGTTGTAGGCAACTTGTTCAAAGTCGCTGTACTTAGACCTAGCCGTTTCTTCACGCTCATGGTAGCTGTCAAGAATCTCAGCTTGCTGTTTCTGGAGTTCCCGCTGCTCAATCAGCTTGTAAGCCTTGGCTTCTGCGTAAGCATCAACCGACTCAAACTGATCTTGCGGAGGTAAGTCCACTGCCACTGCTGGCGCAGGCTGTCGCTCTCGTTCCCACTTTCGCTGCTCTCTTGCGAGGCGTTTACCAATAGCGGCGTCAAGTTCCTCTTGCGAGAATGTCTTAGCTGCTACTTCCGGCGTTTCAACTACAGGTTCTGGAGTAACCGCCGTGGTTTCCAGTTCCGGCGCGGGGGCTAATTCCGCTACTTGCTCTACGTCTGACATTTTTGAATCCTAAGATTCCCTGGTCATTGGGCCAGTACAAATATTATAGTCCTTGTCCAGGTGTGACGTAAAGAACACAAGAAGACGCCGCAGTTGCGGTGAAGAATGAGGTTGGCGGGAAGTTGAACACTTCCACAGCGCCAGCCACAATCGGTACGGCATTACCCGTGGTGGTGACCGCTGCGGAGTTTGTGCCTGCAATTGCAGCCGTTGCGCCGACGCCTAAGAAAGCCGTTACCGACCCCACATTGACCACTCGGTACTGGTTGGTGGGCGGTGTGACTGCTGTAAAAGTCGGCAGAATCTGCACGGCTGTTGGGGCGCTTGAATTAGCGGTAATCACAACGGTTGGTCCGTTTGGAAAAAATGCGGATTGTTCGTTAGCCATGTTTGTCTTTCAAGGTTGTTCAGCGGCTCGTGCCTCAACTTCATACGGATTCATTTTATAGCCATAGCGCAGCAGCCACCAGGTGTACTTAATGGCGTACAACACTTTGCCATCCCGCCGCATCTGCTCCAAGTGCGTCATTTCATGCCTGATCAAGGCGTTGTTCAGTTCATAGCCTGGGGCCATGTAAATGACGTTCCAAAAGCTAGTCCAACCCTGAAAGCCACAGACTTTCATGTAGAGCAGGATTGGGCCAGAGGCAGTGCGGATCATGGTGTGGCAGCAGCCTTGTACGCAGTCACCACAGCAGCCGTATGCGTTGCTTTGCAGATAGCCTTCACACGGGCATCCTCTGCGCTGTAGTCATCACCAGGGACGACAATGTGGCGCTGGAATGAGCCGCTGATCTGAGTGCCATTTTCCGTAACAGCAGTCTTGGTGCGTACTTGCACAGTGCCGTTTTCAATGACTTCAATCAAATCAACAGAGATAACTTTTTCTAACATGATGCTTTCCTTATTTGATAGAACGTGAAACTTCGGAATAGTAGGCTGGGCTTAACCCAGGTGCAGCCCCAGAGCCAATAAATGTAATTACAGAATTAGTCGTTGGTGTCACATTTGTACTACCTTGCAGCTTTAATGTTCCGCTATTTACTAACGTAGTGTTCCCATCACTAAAATACAAAATAACTTGTTGACCAACCAATCCATTTGTTAAACCAGTTACATTTTGCGCTGATGAATTTTCAACATTAATCCACGTTTCGTTTGTTACACTTATAGTTGCGCCAGCATTTGTTGATACTGCGTATTTAGCTAACGATAACGCACCATAGTCTATGGAGGCTTGTGTAACATAATTTACAGAGTAATTTCGTGTGATGGCTTGAGTAATCGCGCCAGTACCAATAATTCCATAGCCAGTGTTAAATGCAACAGAATCAAAAATATCCTTCATTATTCCGTATGTTGCCATTGGGCTTACAGTAATATTTCCTCCAAAAAACCCACCGTATACCAAAACGGGCTGCTGGCAATTTAAATTCATTCCAGAATTGGTTGAATTTATAGTTGCGTTAATAATAGTTATTGGGTAATAACTAGTAACTCCTGAAATTCCAGCTTGCGTTAAGAAAGGTACATTCGTTGTTCCTTCGTTATATGTATTAATAACTGTAAAAGGTTGGGTTACGGAATCTACTCTAATCATTGCTGTAGTAGCAGAGAAAAAACTGCAATCGTAAAAACTACATGACCCAGCGCCAAATTGAGCAAGATAAACACCTTGCGAAAACAAACAAGTTTTATAGGTAATCATAAACGCATTTGTATTTGCGTTGCGGATAACTGCAGCGGCTTGATTTGCGCCAGTTTGATTATGCCCAGTAGTTAAACGGCAATGAGTAAACGTAGTGTTATCTACTTGTATTGAACTACCCGTTGCGTAATGATGAATAAACCCTGTAGTAGGTGTGCATCCATAAAATTCGCAGTTGCGAATGTTTAGTTCAGTGACCGTAGCAACGCCGGGGAAAAGCCAAACACTATCAGAAAATCCACCGCCATCAAAAGCAATATTTGCTATTTGCAGGTAATAAACGCCGCTAAGAGTTACAAAACCAGAACTTGCGGAACGCGCTTTAATTGTAGCTACGGGAACGCCAAAAAAACCAGCCGACGCCGGGGGCGGTGAAGAGGGGTTATATGATTCACCTTCTAGCACTAGTCCAGCATTACTTGAACTAAAAGTAAATGGGTCAACTAAATACGTTCCCGCAGGAATAACGCCTTTAAAACCTTTAGTTGAGCAATCTGCTAAAAAAGTAGTCCAAGCGGACGTGTCATCTGCTACACCATCGCCTACCGCGCCGTAGTCCTTTAGATTAAGAACTGGTGCATCCACCATTGAGTAAGTTACTTTAGTTAAAGACATTTTGATTTCCTTTGGTTAAGTACCCGATTTGATAATTAAACAAAGAAAGTGGCGGTTATTAAGTAGGTGTGCGTATTCACAAGTGCTACGGCAAATCTCATTGAATCTCCATAGAGTTCAACAAACCCGTTAAAGGTGGCTTCGTTGGAAATATTTTTTCCCGGAATTGCAAAGGCATTTCCTGGAGATGCTAAAAACGGCAAACTAGATATTTGGAAGCCATCTGCGGCGGTTCCAATAGTATCTATTCTAAATTTCACTTGCATAAAAACAGCCCTACCTATCTTTGTATAGGTCTGGGAATTGATTGTTGTGGCTGTAAAAGTTCCCGTAAGGGCAGTAATTGTTACGGCGCAAGTTCCCTCTTCATAATCAGCCAACAACTCGCTTGTGCCTGTGCCTGATGTAACAGAAAAGTCAATGCCTTTGCCTGCCGTGCCAATGACTAAGTTGCCTGTGGACAGGGAAACATCACCAGACAGTGTTGGCGTGGCAGACAGCACCGTGTTGCCCGTACCTGTGCTGGTGGTCACGCCTGTACCTCCGTTGACAACTGGCAAGACACCTGTAATCCTGCTGGCGCTGATAACTGAATTTGCTACTTTTAACATGGCGATTCCTAGCTGTAAACAACTTCAATGATGGATGTATCTGGCGGTGCTTCGCTGAAGGTTACCGTACCGCTGGTTACGGTGTAAGTGTTACGGTTCTGGTACACACCGTTAATGTAGATGGCAGTGAAACCATCGTCTACCGCAAAGGCAGTTGTTGTCCCATCACCATTAAGATCGGTAACTGGTAAATTGCTGCCATTGGTTGAAATATTGTCAACCGTCCAAATCAACACGCCTGCGCTGGTGTACAAGGCAAACTTATATACGTCCCCACTGAGCCACACATTGGCCTCGCCACGGCTGTCTAGGACAATGGGGTTGGTGTTGGCACTGACGCCAGTAGAGTCGGTGTAGGTCGCTAGTGGCGTGGTTGAGCCAGCCTCGTAGGTGTACAGCAGCCCACCAACCAGAGGTGCGCCGTTGGCATCAAAGAATTGCAGCTTGGGCGTGGGGGATAGTGATGTGGTAGCCATATTACATACCTTGGTTTGGTGGCGGCATCATTTCAGGCGGCATCATTTGGCCCATCTGGTCTTGGCCCATCATCATTTGGTCTTGCGGCATCGAACTCATCAGGTCACCGCTGGTTATCATGCCTTGCACAGTACCCAGCACAATCTCTTGTATCTGGTCAGGCGTCATGGCAGCAGCCATTGCGGTCATGCGTTTGGTTTCTACATCGTAGGCTTTGACCTCCGAGTCAAACCGTTTGATCTCCAAAGTCTGCGCTTCCATTGACTCTTGGACGTTTTGCAGCATTTCCTGCATCTGCTGCATTTCCTGCCCCATAGCTTGCATCTGCATATTGGCAGCTTGCAAGGCCGGGTCTTCATCGTCGCTCAACAGTTTGGGGTCAATGGTCTTAGCCAGGCGTTTAGCCAACTCATCGGCCCCAGGCCAATCCATTGCTTTGACAAACAAGTCGCCTGCGATCTGCATGAGCGCAGGGTTGCCTTGCAGCAATTGGGCCATTTCTTCGCGTGTCTCTTGGCGTCTGGTGCTGTAGCTGGGGCCGGTGGTCACCACCACATCGTACTTGCCGACGTTGGGGTTGTAGATTTTGTCAATCTCAATACCTTCTTGATTGACAATCTTCTTGACCGGCATCTCTTGCGACGGGTCAATCTTCGCCATCTCAGTGTCGCCATCCTCACCAATGATTCGGGCGATACGTTGGGTGTCGTAGATTTTGGGGATCATGTCCACCAGTTGCCGGGTCACATAGCGAATGGCACGGGCTAGGTTGTCAACATAGTGGTAAGTACCAACGTCACCCTCGCGCTGACGCGCCAGAATAGCCTTGCCGCTGCGCTCGTTGCCGCCCATGCCCAGACTAGCGTTGTACTGTCCAGTGGCAGCTTTAATGTCCTCAGATGCCCCTGATTTGGCTTGCAAAAGGCCAGTAGAGGCCATCGGGGGCTGTGCGCGTTGGGGCAGTGGCAGAGTAGCGCCAGCACCATCAGTCACATCTGGGTTGACCTCCAGATACGGCCAGTTGGTCGTATTGGCAGTCTTCCACTGGGTTTCGTACCCTTCAAACTGCCCACCGTAGCCAATAAACGGAGCCTTGGGCGCCAGGGCCAGCATTTCGGCTTCTTGACTTACCCAGTAGTTGTACATCCGCTGGGCGTCCTTGGCGTTTCGCACCAGGCCAGAGACATAAATCTGCCCGTTGACCTCAAACTCATTGCCAACCACCCGCACAATTGGAATATATTTACCCGCCCAATCGCGCTTCTCCAGCACCTCGTAGCCGTTGCTCTTGACCCAGCAAACCTTTTCCCGCTGCGAAATCCGAGTTTTCAGCGGCTTGCCGTAGAGCATCTTCAGTTGCTTGTCATCAGGCGTGTTGTTGAACGCCGTGATGTTGTTGGGGTACAAGTTAAGCGTTTCGGCTTTGTACTCTCGATAGAAGTATTCTGCAATCCGCACTGTATCGTCGCGCAGCCATTGCTGTAGGTCTTGGTCGCCAATTCCAAGGGACTGCAAGCTGCTGATAGGCGCAGCGTTGGGGTATAGGCGCTCGTACTCGTCCTTGGGTACATCATCCGTGACAAAGCACCACCGGGCATCCGCACCGCATGGGTCTTGAATTGCAGGATCCATGTAGACCGAGAATGAGTTGCGAATCCGCCCAATCTTCAACTCTTGGTCAAAGCTGTTCTCGTCGCAGTATTCAGTTAGTACCCGAATGTAGCCTTCGCCATAGGTAACTTGATTCTCGCAGGCAGTCGCGTAGGCAATGTCAGCGTCACTGATGTACTCAATGTGCCGCACAATGCCGTTAAATATCTCCGCCATCTCAGGGTCAGCAACATCATCCGCAGGTATCACTTTGCCGCTGGGCTTGTTGTACCGCTGGTCATTGGTGACTTGCCGAACGTGCTGCGGCAACTTGTTAATAGTCAGGCAGGGACGGGCGTTGATGGTCTGCCCCTGGACGGCCCCACGAGTCGCCAGTACGTCAGCAGGCCATTGCCACTGGTTGTCTGGACTACCCGCCATAAACCGCAGGTCATCCAGTTCATTGTTGCGTGAGTCGCTAAAGGCATCTATTGCCATCGTCATGCGCGAACGCATGGTGGAGAGCATATCGCCGTACTCTTTGTCGTCGTCGCCCCCACCAACATCGGCAACCTTGCCAACCTTGTTAATGCCGGTGTAGTCAGCCATTATTTTTTCTTCTCCGCTTGCTTCTTAACAGAATAAGCTATCGCCACGGCCTGCTTCACCGGCTTGCCAGCCTTGACTTCGGCCCTGATGTTGGCCTTGAACGCCGCAGGCGTAGGTGACTTTTTGAGTGGCATTACTTCTTTTTCGCCGTCTTGGCTGAATTTATAAAGTCCTGCTTGCTAGGCGCTGCCTTGCTGCCGACTTTGTTCATCTTCTCGCCAGAGCCAGCCTTGATACGGTCTTGCTTGGCGTTAATGTTGGCATAGAGGCCAGGTTTGGTAGCCATTATTTCTTCCTCGCCATAGGTTTGTGAACGCCAGATTCCATCTTCTTTTCCATGGCGGCATAGGCTTTTTTGGTTGGAGCCATTTTCTTTTCAGCAGCCTCCATCTTTTTGGACTCGCCTTTGCCAAACGGATTCATTTTCTTTGTAGCCATGATTAGCACTTCCATCGTTTAAGGGCTGCTTTAGCGCGTTCGCCATCCTTGGCGTTGGCCGCTACTGCGCCCATTCTTGCACAAAATGAATCCTTGCGGCCCTGATCTGCCTTGGTCTTGGGGTTCGGGGCAGGAGCCTTCAAGTTAGAGCCAGTGGCTGCATTGTAGACAGCCCTGCCCTTGGCAGTCAAACCAGCGCCCTGGGACACCGGCAGCTTCTCGCCACGCCCAACTGATAGAGATACGCTTTTTTTAGTAGCCATCAACTTCCCATCCATCCAGTAGACACCGCCGAGTAATCCGAGTACCTGCGTGGCGCTGCTTCACGGTACTCCCGATGCGCCACAGGAAAAGCAAACGTCACACAGATCGCATCCGCAGCATCTGGACTAGCTAAACCTCGGGCTTTCATCTCTTTCTTGCTCTCCAAGAAGATCGTACCCCGTGAATCAGGCTTCATCAAGGGCGAAATAAGGTCTGTCTTCAAAAACCTATCGTGCGGAATACTAGCAGATTTCAACCAATCTTTCATATCCCCCCACATCTGCGCCCTCATATTTCCGTACATGATCGGGTTTTTGGCCTTGTTTCCAAAGTTCACCCCCTTAATCTTGTACCGCTGCTCCTTGAGCCTATCCACAATCCCCGCCCCCAGCCCACCCTCATCTATTACCACCATTGCAGGCTTGTACTCTTCCATCGCCTCAATGATATGCCCCACCACCGTCATGGTGTCATCGCCCCTGTACTTCTTAATCGCCACAATATCTCGCCCCTGCCGCACCGCAATCACCGTCGCATCCGCCCCAAACCGCGCAGGGTCCACACCAATGATGATAGGTGCGCTCGCATCCTTGTACTTCGGCCTTTTCATGGCCTCATCCACCACATCTGACGGTATAAACTGGTCATCTCCCGCCCGTGGGAACTCACCATACACCTCAACGTGCGACTGTGCGCTGTCCGGCCCGTACTCCGCAATGATTCGCTCATAAACCTGCTTGTCCGTCCCCTCCACCGTCCGCGCATCCACCACCTTAGTCGCCCAAAAGTCTCTTTTTGAGTTAAAGCACTCGTAAAAGTACCCCGTGTTGCGCCGTGGGTTCGAAAACGCCAGCCAGAAACGATTCGGCGTGTTTTCCGTAAAGAATCCACCCGTCACCGCCCAGATGCTGTCATCAATACCGCTGGCCTCGTCAAATATCACCAGCACACCATCAAAATTATGCACACCAGCATAGGCATCCGGGTTCTCAGCACTCCAAAGCCGACCCTCCACCGCCCAATAGCGCGTACCCTTCTTCAAATCACTCTCCACCAAGTCAGTCAACCACTTTGCAGGCGCTACTTTGGTTGCACTTACCTCAAACCAGTGCGAGTTCAACCCCATAGCCAGCCACTTGGTAATCTCAGCCCAGGTAATTGACCGTAACTGGTTCTCCGAGTTCGCCGAAATGATGGTTGTGCTGCCAATCCTTGTTGACACCATCCATATAGTCAGCCATGACACCAATGCCGACTTACCAATACCCCGGCCAGAAGATATAGCCTCTTGCAATACGCTGTACATTGCTTCTTCATTATTGCTAATATTTTTATTCTCAGCAATATGATTAGTAATATCTTGCAATACCTCCCTCTGCCATTTTCTTGGTCCAGAGAAATGCTCCAGTGGAGTATTCTTAACCCCCCAAGGAAATACATACTTAACAAACGCCAGTGGATTATCTTTTAATGCTGGACTCCATAGTATTGCCATTAACTCTTGTTCGTCTTCTGGTTTGTATATAGTTGTTTGCATGGTGATGGGTATGTTAGTAAAGTCGCAAGGATTGGATAATATATTAAAAAAAATAAATTGTTTACGAGTCCTCCGTAGCCGTGACCGTTGGCGCTCGGCCCTGCCCACCCCTACTCGTCGGCGTTTTGGCTCTGCACAGTTTGCACAGTGGATGCACTGATGCGCGGTGTAACGTCCACAACGTCCACTAGGCGCGCCTGGGCGGCAGCTAGTGCACCGCTGATGCTGATACGGGTATCGCTCACCTGGACGTCTAACCTATCGCCATAGACCTTGGGGGCAAGCTTGC